GTCATGCCAGTGAACAAAGCGGCCGTTCAGGACAAAGGAAATGTCTTCTTTTCAACTTTCCTCAACATCTGTGTCACGAATGTTGAGGGAATGGGCCTTCACGGCCTTGAGGACATGTCCAAAGTTGCTGTTTATCGTCGGTTCGAATATCCACCTATAAAACGCTCCCGCACTGATCCCGGTACGTTGTATTTCGACGTACTCGTGTGGGATGACGAGACCGGCACGTACGTGGACAGCACGGCTGATTTTTCATTCCCCGAATTGCAATTCGATGACATGACGGGGGATTTGTCAGTTGAGGAATGGAGAGGACGTCTGTTCGATTCTCTCAAACATCTGAGATTCGTGCCTAGATACGTTGAGGGTATCAAGCCCAAACTGGTATCTCGCGAGGACGGAATCCTGAACATTCGAGAATTTCTAGAGGTGGTCGTCACGGCTGCTCACCAGAAAAAGGAAATGAACAGGAATTTCAAGAACAAAGTTCAAAACATCCTGCGCACCATGCCTACGGAAATGCTCCGCATGGACAAGCCAGCTGGTTCTTGCCGTAGTGTGGCATCATCGGTCGTATTTACCGGTCTGGACAAACACATCATGACTCATGGAGTCGTTAATGTGAAACCAACTTCCGGTGAAACGGCCCCCGTTCCGCATTACACGAGTACCTTCGCTTGTACCATTTTGAGTTTGCGGATTCTCATCACTCTGATATACGCGCCTCCGTGGTATTTACGAACTTGGTTTGAGACGATTCACCAAGCATGTAACGTGTTAATCTACGTGTCGTTGACTTTATACTTGATGTACAATGCTCATTTGCTCGACCTTGTGGTACACAAAGTACTCAACGATGACGGAGTGTTTGCGTTTCTTCGAGAGAAGCTCAAAATGGACGCTCGGAAGCACTATTTGTTGTTCTTCGTGACGTTTCTGACTATCATGGTAGATGCGTTGTGTGGAGGATTCTTCGTGCTCATCGGGGTGTACTTGTTGGCTTCATTTTCGAAAGAAATCTACTGTGCAATGGACATTGGAGACATAGTTCACACTTTCGCACGTAGTTGTGTGGCCCGACCATCTCAGTTGAAAGACAGGCTTCAATCCGCGTTCGATCAGATGTACAAGACTTCGATCATCGCAGGAACAGCCGTAGTGGCAGTAAGCTCCGTCATCTTATTGTGGAGCTTCTTGAGAAAATCCGACAAAGAGGAATCTGCTACTTACGTTCCTACCATGGGTTTCCGAGAGACTCCCCCGAAAGTTGTTAAGCGTCAAGCCACGTCATTTACTCCCGAGGAGGTCCAAGCGACCCTGGCTCCGTGGAGTAATTTGTCATCAACAGATATTGTTGACAAGTTTAGTCATAATTTAGTCCAACTGTGTTACAAAACAGACAGGGGGACTGAAATACATACTTA